GAAATAGTTAATGATATACTCAAAAACTATGAGAGATTCAATATTTATAATAAGAAGCAACTTTATGTATATATTAGAGAAGCTACGGATTTACCAAGTCGAAAGATAACGAAATCTTTAAAAAAGATAAAGATGAATTATTTTTCTGTTAGAGAAGATTTCATAGGTTGATATGGATGAAAAAGAGTTACGAGAGAATGCAGAGCGCTATTGTGAATTATTGATAGTTTATGATAATATGCTGCAAACTCTTGAAAAAGTGACTCAAAAGATAACGGAAACAAAAAAAGAATTAATTTATTTAGAAGATGTTTTGCAAAAAAATGGCGCACAAATTAAAGATGTTGAGATAGATAAATGAATGCTGGCCCTACAAATATTTTTGGACAACTTAATAAAGGTGTTGACTATATCCAATCTAGTTATAATGTGTCAGATGGCGTCACTCAAATAGCTCCTAATTTGATTTTTAAAGGGGTAGTTATAGATGTTGATTTAACTGCATTAAAGTCTACTTCATTTGCCAGTTTGGTTCCGCCCTTTAGTGTATACGCCAAACTTATTGGCATTGATGATGACGTTGAAGATCCATTAGCTACACAAGATAAAATTTATTATCCACCTTTTTTTCCAGTGCATACTATATGTATTCCAGAAATTGGCGAGGAGGTTTTGATTCTCAAAGAAAGTCCACAACCTTCTGCACAGGGATATTACATTGGCAGGATTAATGACTCTAGTCCTTTGAACATAAGCTATGCGCGTGAATATATAGGGTTAAATGACCCTGAAACTAGTAATAAGTTTAGGTATGGATTTTCTTTTGATGTTAGAAAGTTAAGAGAAAAATTTGAAAACCGCATGCCCTCAGCTGAATTTTCTAATATTTCTATTCCTATGACTTTTGGAGATGTAGTTCAACAAGGCAGAACCAAAACTTATGTAAGACATTCTTTTAATAGAAATAATAAAAAGGGAGTCTTGGAGCAAGGTATTAGAATGGATGGGCAATTATTATCTAAAGATCAAGTTAATAGTTTTAATTATGAATCTTCTGCTGGTCAACCACCTGGCGTAACTAATCCATACGAACTGGACTTTGAACGCTCTGGAGGAGAAGAAGGTGAGCCGATCTCGTCGGTTCAGTTGGCAAGAAGTGTTGATCCGTCTGTAGGTGTCACTAGAACTAAAACTATTCATTTTGTTGACTCTTCTATAAAGAGATTAGGAGATTATACTTATCAAAGCTTTTATGGAAATAAACAAACCGGTGAGTTAGAGGGTGATGATAAAGGAATGATTGTAAATATAGCTGATGAAATTTATAATATCTCATCTCAGAATGTTTCAGGGGCTTTGTACAGACAAGTTCTTGGTGAGAAGTTAGCTAATCAACAACAACAAACTCTTAATTTAATGAGAGAAATAATGAATACGGTGGCTGACTTTGCTGGGTCTACTCAAGTTTTATTGGATGCTTTTTTGGATCATACTCATGCTCTTCCAAAGATAGAATTGAATTTAGAAAAAACAATAGAAGTTAAGGATACTTATAGAACACGACCTATATTACAACAACAACCCGATATAACCGTTCAATTACCTGGCCGCGTTGTTGCTGTACCAGGCTCCGGAGGAACCGCAAGAAGAATATATGTGCCAGGCGGAAAAACTTCTATTCCGCAGCCGCCAAAGGTGGTAAGTACGGGTCGCCTCCGTACTAGAAATAGAAAGCAACAAATTAATTTTGAAACTATTATCGGAGGTGCAGATAATCCAAGACTTACTGCACCGGTTCAAACTGATAAAAGCCCCACCGCGATTGGTAGTTCTTTACCAGGCCAGACAATGGAGAATAGAGAAAAAACTGAATTAGGTGTGAAAACTGGTGAGGTGAATAATAAGTTAGAAGGAGTAATTAGTAAGGTTACTCAACAACGTAAAAGATTAGGTGAGTTAACATTGAAGGTTAACCAATTCTTAAGCAAGAATCAATTTGTTAACTAATTGAGATTATATTATGCCAAGAGAAAATTTTAGTGGACCCGATACAGTTGTAGATCCTTTCTATCCCGATGGGTATACTTCAACCGACCAAGATAGAGCGCAAATTATTGCTAATAAACAAAAATACGCAGCAAACGTAAACTCTATTAATTTAAAGTTTCCATTAAAGTCTTATAAACGAGGATTCTTTCAAGGAAACACCGATACTATTAGTGCAGTAAGAGAAAATATAAAAACCTTACTTCTAACTACTAAAGGTGAAAGAGTAATGCACGGCGAGCTTGGTACTAATATTCCTGTATTACAAGGTCAGCTATTTGAACCTATTACAAGAGAAGAAACATTTGAAAACATAAGACTAGAAATCGAAACTGCTATACAAACATATTTACCTTATATAAGAATAATTAACATAAGTATGATAACGCAAGAAGAAGAACCAGCATTAGGTAACAATAGAATAAGAGTGCATATGTCTTATGCAATTAGTGATCAACAAGCGTTGGTTGATAATATAGACATTACTCTGAATAACCCAGAGAGCTAAAATGCCTATAACCTCAAATAGAGATATTAATTATTTATCCAAAGATTTTGATTCTATTAAATCTGATCTTATAGATTATGTAAAGAGACATTTCCCCAGTGATTGGAGAGATTTTAACGATGCATCTGGTGGTATGGCTTTATTAGAGTTGATTGCTTATGTAGGAGATATTTTAAGTTTTAATATTGATAGGCAAGTAAATGAAGCTTATATCAATCGAGCTGTAGAGTTAAAAAATATTATTTCATTAGCAGAAAATTTTGGATATAAGCCTAATAATACGACACCTGCTGTAGTTAATCTCGCTGTATCTGCTGACTTTGCTAATACTACATCAGCTGAATCATTGTTTACTATGAAAAAAGGCGCAACTGTTCTTACTAATTATGAACCTGTAGTTGCCTTTGAAACCTTAAGTGATGTAGATTTTTCAAACCCAGCTAATAGAATAATACAGACGCGTGGTGCCACTACTACTGTAAGTGTTTCTAGCGTTTCTGCAGTTGCAGGTATTTCAAAAATATTTAGATATTCAGCCGGCGACCCAGTGAAATTTTTGAAGCTTACGTTACCAGATTCTAATATTAATGAAGTAATGTCTGTTTCTGCCGCAGACGGTAGTGAGTATTATGAAGTTGATAATTTAGCTAGAGACACAGTTTTTGTCGGTGATGTTAATACAAGTAATACTTCAGGCGATGCTGGCTATATTATGAGGTTAAAAAGAGTTCCTAAGAGATTTGTAGTAGAACGTGATCCTTCCGGTTTAACTTCTATAAGATTTGGCCCTGGAGTATTAATGGAGGCAGATGCTGATATTATTCCAAATCCTAATGATTTTGTTTTACCACCTACATTACGTGGATCTCCTTCAGGATTTGCTCCTGCATCTATTGACTCTACTAATTTTTTAAAGACTAAATCACTTGGTGTTGCGCCGCAAAATACAGAAATTACGGTAACTTATAGGGCTGGCGGCGGCGTAGCTACTAACGTAGGTGTTGGCAGCTTAACAAGAATAATAAATAAAGATCTAATATTTGCAACTCCTGAGATGAATTCATTATCTGCTACTGTAGTAACAAATGTTACTAATAGTTTGGCTTGCACTAATGGCGAGCAAGCAAGTGGTGGTGAACAAGCAGAAACAGTAGCTTCGATTAGAGAAAATGCTGTATTCAATATGGGTTCTCAATTACGCTGTGTAACTTTGCAAGATTATCAAGCAAGAGTAATGTCTATGCCTGCTTCATTTGGCAGTGTGTTTAGAAACTTTGTAAGAAAAGATCCAAATAATAGCATGGGTGTTGAAATGTTTATGATAACAAGAAATAATCAAAAACAATTAACATTACCATCAGATGTGATAAAGAACAATATAGAAACTTACATTAAAAATTTTAAATCCTTTTCTGATACAATAAAGTTAACTAGTGGTCGCATAATTAATATTGGAGTTGACTTTACGATGGTTCCATCAGCAGGAGTAAATGGCCAAGTAGCTCTTATGGAATGTATTATGGTGTTACAAAGATTATTTGATACGGGTCGCACTAATTTTAATGATAGTATTGTTATTCCAGATATTCAAGCACGATTGCAATCGTTACGAACAGTTAGGTCGGTCCCTAACTTAAAAATAATTAATAGAACCACTACTGTTGGTACGAGAACTTATTCTGGAACAGAACTTAATATCAATGCTAATACGAGTAGTGGTATTTTGCAATTTCCACAAGATTCAGTCTGGGAGTTAAAGTATCCTAATTTTGATATTATTGGAAGATCTGCAGACCAATCTACTGCGGCAGCCGGAACTGCAGGCGGTGGCGGATATTAATGAGAGAATAAAATGAGCTACGCAAGAGCATTTTCAAAAATAGATACTTGGATTACGGAATATTCTACAACTGCTAATTTTGGTTTAACACCAGTATTAGAAGTGTGGAATAAAGTTAATGATCGCCGTGATGACAGGAAAGAGTGGGCAAGAATGTTGGTTAAGTTTGGTCTTACTTCTCTAAGTGCTGGTATTGTAAGCACTGGTAAGTATCCCGACCCAAGAACTGATTCAACTGTATCTGCTTACATTTATATGTTTAATA